CCAACATTAATGACTATTCTTCTTGTGTTTTCATCTTCGTCCGCCATACGCTGTGCAAATGGAACGGTAGGAATGAACAATCTCAAATACCCATTGTCCACCTTGATCGCGCTTCCTTGTAAAGAAACAATTCTATCACGAATCTCAGTCGCCTTCTTGGATATATCACGCCATGATCTTCCTTCGTACCAAATGCTCGCCGTCAGCTGTGTTTCTACTTCGAAGAAACCATATTCCGCAGAATATGTTATATATGGCATTTTTACTTCTTCAGGCACCGTTGATTCCTCAAATGCAGGTATGCCAAAAGAATTCCAAAAAGCGTCTTGTGCCTGCCAGCTATCCATTATTAAGACTCCATTCTTCGGCTGTGCACTGTCTCATATTTAAACTAGCAGATGCAGGCGTTGCACTGTCATCACCATCTGATGTGATCCTAAATATCTTTCCGTCTTGTCTTCTTTTAATAATATCATGATACTCAAGAATCACATCTTTCTTAGTTGTGATTGTATAAAGGCTCGTGACACCTTGCTTTTCCGCAGTACGTGCTTCCAATGACGTATTAAACGTAATTGCACATTCTACAGCAACGCCCTCTGAATACGTATCAATGTAACCTCCGTACCCGTCATCTTCCTTTACTTTATTGATGAAAACACATTCTTCAAATGCCTGATCTAATAACGAGGTCATAACTTCCTCCATCTGTTGAGCCGACTTCTAAATGAATCCTTCCATGAAACAGCATTTCCATTTGCTCCACTAGCTTTAGTGTACGAATACCCACCAAAACTCTCTGAAGTATAAGGACTATCAATCACCGTTCCATAGGTCTGATTCCATTTTGTAATTTCTTCGACAAGTTCAAGGAATTCAGGCGGTATCTTTAACAACCAAACAGAACCGATAAATGTTTCATCCTTCAAATCTGTTGTTGGATATTTATATACGCCGTCATTAAAGACACTACCAACAATGCGGATGTACTGTCCGTCATGCACATCCAGCTTGGAAAGGTTTATCTCGCCATTGTTGATAACATATGAATCCATAACTTTTTCAGATTCAAACCAATTGCGACAATGCGCGCATAATTCTGACAGTACATTCATCCGCTATTCCTCCTTATCTTCTACTTCTTCAATTAAGATTGTTTTACGTTTATTGTTCACCGTTGACAACTCTTGCAATCTTTTTTTCGTTACTCTTTTCCCTTTTCTAGGAAAGGTTGAACCGACTTCATACCTATAGTTGTTGTCCTGCAGATCGGTAAACATTTCCACAACTCTATACGCCATCAACTACTACGCTCCTGTTGGCGTTGTATCTTCGCTTCCTACTGTTGCTACTGCGATTCCATCCAAGTATTCGGCCCACAATGTAATTCCCATTAAAGCGAATACTTCTCCTACTGCGTGCTTGTAATCACCTTCAGCGTGGAAGCCGATCAGGTTAGTTTCGCCCTGAGTAGTATATTGTAAACCTAACTGAGCATATGCTGAATCGCTTGGATCAACATAGTACATATCAATGTTTTCAATTGGTACTGCAATAACCGTTCCCTGCGGAATGTCAATGTCAGGGCATAAGAACAACGTACTATATCCCATGAAATTCTGTACATATGTCAAACCAAATGCGGTCTGAATTGTAATTTCAGCTGTTCCTAAATAACCATACAAATCATTAATGTTTGCGAATCCAACTACATCAGTTACCGTCTTTCGCATTCCAGCAAACTTTTCTAAAACATATCCCTTTGCTCTAGCTAAGGCTTTCTGCCATGTAGTCTGAGTGAAAGTCAACGAACCTGTTTTCAAGAACGTATAGAATCTAGTCAATACTACGTTCTGAAGTTCTACAAGGAACTGATCATCAGTTTTCTGAACCGCAACTTCAGGGCCGTATTTTGCAACTGCTTCAATAGATACAGCTTTTGCGTACTTCTCGATAGCAACATCACCGTATGCTACTGGATCTACACCAAATTCAGTGTAAGGGATCTCTTCACCCTCACCAACTGAAGCTCCGCCCTGCAAGCCATCTGATACCATTTTAGCTTTGTAAGATACTAATCTTGTTCCTGCTTCTTTTTTGATTGGTCTTGTAATACCTAAAATTGTTTGTAAGGCTTCCCAGTTATCTGTGAAACGTGTAACAAAATCGACTTCACGTGCCGTTAACTGGCTAAAGTCTGCCTGTTTTGTCAATCCTGCTTTTGGCATGATTCTCCTCCTTTAATATCCAAATAAGTCTTTGTTTTCCATTATTGCTTTTTGTCTTGCAGTAGAATCCTTAATCTTCATAATTTCTTCCTTCGAAGTAAACTTCTTACTTCCATCATTTGCAGGTGGAGTTTCTGTGTCAGCTCCTACATTCTTTGTCTGTGTTATGAAGTCTGACCATTCATCCTGAATCTTTTCCTTCAATGTATCTGCATCCTTAATAGATCCATCTTCATTCAATTCAACTGAATCCATGTTGGTAACTTTCAAGATGCTATTCAGTCTTTTTTCGGATACTCCGCAATCTCGCAATAATTCTTTATACAGTGATTGTTTGTTCGCAATAGTCTTTTCTGTTTGTACTCGTTCTTTGTACTGATCAAATTCAGTCTTCAAAGAATTATACTGTTCTTCAAAAGGATTTTCTTTTCCCTTTAATTCTTGCAACTCGCTATTCACTGTATCATATTTTTCGGCTTTGTCTTTGTACTCAGCAATCTTATCTTTCAGTGCGTCCACTGTTTCTGCGTGTGCCTGTACAATTTCATCTACCTTATCCTGCTCGATCCCTAGAGCCGATAGAAATTTTCTCGTTAATGCCATGTTACCTCCTGTGCTTCGTAAGCGTTTCTTTGCTATTCGGTTATATTTATTATAACAATACTAAATAACTTTTACAATGCATAAAAAAAGAAGCCTTTAGGCTTCCTCTATTTCCTCTATTTCCTCTATTTGATAACATTTGATCTTTTTATCTTCAACAGCTTTTTCTAATTCTTTTTCTAACTTTTCTTTTTCTTTTAGGGTTATTCCTCTTATAACTCTGTCAAATGTGTATCCTATGATATAAATATTTACTTTCATGTTCTTTCCTCCTTACGCTTCCCATTCCATTTGATAATGTTTGATTTCTTTATTTCTCATCTTCTGTGTTAATTCTTCAGCTAACTTCATTGCCATTTCATCTGTTCCATTTACTACTACCTTTGTTTCTTCCCAATCATTTTCAATAATCAAAATTTTAATTTCTACGTTTTTCATTTTTTATTCTCCTTTATCTTTTTACATCTTTATTATATCATATAATTAATAATTGTCAATACCTATTTTAATATTTTTTTTAAAATAAATGAAGGGTTCTCAACCCTTCAATATTCTTGTTGCTTCAATAACAAACCTACCTGCATAATTCTGACAAGCATTCTTCAGGAAGTTCTTGTTTCTAGGATTTGGCCATTTCCTCGTACCAAACTCATTATACTTGGCATAATGGATATTAGATCCTACATACACCACATGATGAATACCTAACTTATAATTGATCGACTGCCTCAAAGTACCACCTTTGTAATTAGGGATACCTGTTGATTCGGGCGTACCTGAATGAATAGACTTCTTTGCAAGGTTAGTTACTTCCATTCCCGCTTTCGTCAATATTATCTTTTCTTTCTTATCTAATTCAGCAAACACTTTGGGCGTATTATCAATCAATTTATAACTACTCATACCAACTTTCCTCCTGAGCTATTTGCAAAGCCGCTTCAGCCTTCCAATCCTCATATGTCATGTTAGTATCGTTTACTCGCTCCGAGCATATACTCCAGTCAATTCCCGATAAATCGTCATCAACAACCGATAACATATCACATCTACAATTCATAGTTTCATCAATCGAGCCTGACGGGTCTGCTGGAAACATCAACCCATTTGAAAAAGGTTCATCTGATTCCCTGATTTCTCCGTCAACTAATATATGTGTTGGTCTTGTTCTATCATCTGCCGTTGCCAGCCACTGCTTCTTCACTTTGATTCCTAATTCCTTGGCTCTCTCTATTGAATCCAACGAACCCATATTCTGCGCACAAGTCATAGCCGTTCTAGCTCTTGAATACGCCACATTAATATTCATGTGTGCTATATTTCTGAATCTATCTCTTAACTGAAATAAATCTTCACCCTGTAATACTGACTGTAATACTTGACTGTTGACATTCTTGATGTTCCACGCAATATCCTTTGTTTTGTTCATTTCCATCAAAGGTAACAGCAATCTATCTTCTTTGATCAACTGTCTTACAGTTCCTTCCTTGACCAAAGCAAATGATGTATTAATCTGAAGTTCCTTCTCTATCTTGAATGTTTCATATGCTAGATTTTCGGCATACGTACCAATAATTTCTTTATTCGCTATCTCGCAACAACGCTCATTGATTGTTAACATATCATTCGCCAATTCATCTGCCAATTGATTATACCATATACCACTACCGAACCGATTCATGAACCAATTTTGGTAGAACTCCTCCGAGATCTCGTTACGCTCCAGCTTCTCAAGCATATTATCTATTTCATCTTTGTGCTTTTCAAAATAGATACGTGCCTTGTCCTCCAACTCATTTATTGCCTGCCTGTATTCCTTTTCAAACTTCTTCTTGATTAAGACAATATGTTCATCTGTGTAGTTGCTTCCATACTCACTCATTATTCTTCAACATCCGCAGGCTGTTCTGTTGGTTCTTCCTCAGGCTCTTTTGGTTCGTCATTTGTGAATCTATCAAAGTTATATTTATTCAATTTATCAATTTCTTCTTGAGCTTTGTCCCCATCACCTAATAAAGTTAAAATCTTTTGCGTGATATAATCACTTGATAAATACTGTGCCGATTGTAATATCACTTGTACAGATTCATTTGTGTTTGTAATTACATTCCTTGTAAAGGATACCTCATCTTCAATGCCAGCAACTTTAAACAATCTGTAAATAAAGTCTAATACCTGATATTCGAATAAATCTGTCTTTTGGTCTAAAGGATTATATGAAGCCTTGATTTGTGTAGCTGTGATATTTCCGTTCGCAATATTCTTTGTATCAAGTACCATAGCATCTTCATACAGATCGGAACGCAATCTATCTAATAGAGCCTCCCTGCTTGCATATGGAATGTCCATTGTATGTGCTTCTGCAGTAGCTCCGTCATCTTCAACAACGGCTGCATGAACCGTTCTAATTTGATTCAGGAATTTTGCCAAATCCACTTCATCCATACCACCTGCATTGTTTACAATCCAGTAAATCAAACTAGCTTCATCCACTGTATTGCAGAACCCACTCTTGATCAAATCGTATGCATCTATCTGTGCCCTCAGTCCGACCAATTCGGATTGCTTATTGTCGTTTGCATATAATGGAATAATCGGAAAGCTCGGATAATTTGTACCATCAACGATTTCAATTCCGTCTGCTTCGGAAATCTGAACCGATACGATATACGGCCTTTTCTCATTCAATACCTGTCCGAGATAATCCTTTTTCTCTCCATCACGTTTACGCCATATGTAATCTGTATATCCGTCTTCCTCATATAAAGTTGCTCTTAAAGGTTTCGTTCCATCAATCTGCCAAAACCTAACTCCAGCTCTTAATGCTCCTGTGTTCTCATCAAACAATGGAGCGAATTCTAAAGCATCAAACATATCTATATGATCAAGATTAAAGAATCCATACGATACACCAGCTATCAGTGAGTGTTTGCCAAGTTCCTGCAATCTGTTATCAAAGTCTTTCCCCAACTTCAATGAGGTTGATTCATCACCAAATGTAGCTCCGTTGCCTAAAAGATATTGGTTCTCCTGTGTTACAAATCTGTAAAAAAATCTGCTTGCTAGTTTATAGTTTGGCGAATATGTATCCAACACTGCCTCACCTGTAACTCTGTATAACAACTTCTTATATTCATTTATAGTAACGTTTTTGTGTTTGTAATATTCATATGCTACTCGTGCATTTCCGTAATCTTCCGTACTTTCGTAATCATTAATAACAGACCGAACAAACTCTATAATGGTTGCTTCCGATACTTCCCGATTTCTCAATGCCCGCAAGTCTTGATAGGTTTTCATGTCCATACCTCCATAAATTAATTATACATTAATTGATTCAGCTTGTCTTTGCTTTTTCTTTTGATAGATACGGATTAATGAGGCCAAACTGTCTGCCGAATCATCATGCTCTGCATTCTCATTATAGTCGCATATCATATCTATATACGCTTGGTCTGTCCCTTCAACAAACACAACATCCTTCCATTCAAATTTCAAATAGGATGTGATCTTGATGTATTTGTTTTGCGTTTCTGTGTAAGTTGCGACCTTCACACCGCGTTTACGCAATTCCTTTGCCACATATCCTTTGTCTGCATTCAACTCGTTATGTAACTTCTGACACCTCATGTCATTGTGTAATTCTACAATCCGTTCCAATATATCATCAACGTGCTTCCTCCAGCATTTTCCATATACGTACCATTTGCCATTATGTATATTGATTGCCGTGTATGCACTGTAATCCTCTCCATAGTATGCTGAATCTAAATGGTCATAGCCACCTCTAGCTAATTCAATATCTGCTCCAACTTTCGGATTGTCAAAGATAACATCATCATCTGCTATATGTTTCAACTCATAGTTCGCTGCAAATAAACTGGCGGTCATGCCTTCCTTCAACTCTTCTATTTCATCGTCAGAAATCAAGCCTGTATCTTTATACGTCCACCTGACTATGTTCGGCATAATAGTAAAGCAATCTTCTTTGTGCCATGGCGTCCCAGTATTGTAGATCCTTCCGCCTCTGTTCCTGATATTCTGAAGCTCTCTATATATTGCCTTTGTTCGTTCTCGTTCTGCTCGTGACAATCTATCATCAAGCGTAACAATATCGTCTGTAAATATGTAGTCATAATGCTTGCCTGTAATACCACCCTTGATACCCATTCCTATTAATTGGCTACTTCCTCTTGGGTCGTTGGTTAGGTTCGTTGATATTTCCACCTGATTCTCTTTTGTTATGACTAGATCCACTCCCCAAACGATTCTAACTATCTCACTAATAAATTCTGATTTAAGCATCTTTCCAACCTGAGCTATGATTTCTTTTACGGCCGAATCACTTTTACGAATAAA